GTGCCATCCTCGTGGCCAAATAAGGCGCCGGACAATGCCTTTACGGCCATGCCAGCCACTGGCCCGCCAAGGGCAGTCGCGATGGTTGGGGCAACTGAACCAATTAATGGTCCAAAATCTTTAAGAATGTCCATTTTACTTCACCGTTACCATGAGAATTACGCCGATTACACCTATACCTATTACCAGAAAACCAACAATTCCGCTAACCATAAGAAGATCTTTACGGTTTTCTTCCTGCTCTTTTAAAGCAGCGGCAGCTTGACGGGCAGCTTCCTTGCGCATCTCTATAATTTCCCGCTGAATAGCATCCCACGCTGGCCGTCCATATTGTCCTATGAACAGGTTCTTTACTTGAAATTGCATGTCTTGCGCCTTAGCCTTAATGGCGTAGCGTTTTACCGCATCAGCCTCGTATTCAGCTTGGCTTTGAAATAGTTTTTTGCGTTGTGGTGTAGATGTAACAGTAACAATTTGGGCAACCTTACTAAAAAGATTGCCCACTTTTTCTGCTGTTTCCATTACGTCTTGGCCAGCCTCAACGGCTGACTTAATAGACGAGTATAGACCTGTTGCGGCAGCCATAAGCGTAAACGGGTCCATATTTAATCCATATTATTCAGCGTCAATGGTTTCTGAAGCAGCTTCCGTCTTGACCATACCAGCAATAGCAGCGTCTTCAATTTGTGGCTTTGCTTGACCATGTAAAAGAGTAATAAGATCAGCAACTTCAGCATAGACGCCAGCACCAAGATGCTTAAGCACAGTGTTAACGTGAGCAACGGTAAGTTTAAAGTCCAATTCAAGATTTTCCATTTAATCCTCTTAGAATGGCGGATTTTGAGTCTGCGCCGTTGTTTGGTTTAATAAATTAATTTGTGAGGCAATTTGTGCCTCAACGCCGGGCATACTAATACAACCCGACACCCATGAATAGGCCATTTGTTGAGTAATACTTGCATAAGGAACAAATTCTGCCGGATTTGGTGAGCCTAAATTAGCTGTACCCGACGCAGATGAAGTATTTATGCCATTTGTACCCGTGCATACCCAATTAATGGCCGTAACTACATTAGCTAGGCCATCATAGTCTGGGCTAACGATAAACTGCGGAAATTCCCACGTAAATTTCATTACGCATATCCCACCAATCCAGCCAGAACAGTATACGCACCAGACCCAGTTTTAATAATGGCAAATGTGTAAATGTCCAACGCGCTTGCATTGCCAGACGATGGAGTGACCAAGTTCTGCCACTTAGGGGTTACGGACGTCCCGTCTATAGTAAAGGCAGACGCATAATAAGGCGTTGAGCCGTTGGTGTTAATAAACACACACGTAAGTGCCTGACCCGTGGACAATATGGAGTTAAGCGTATTTGACCCGTTACCACGGAAGTTTAATGTAAAATTGCCACTGGCATTTGTAGTGTAATACAATACAGACTGCGTAAGAACGTCAAAGTTAATCGTCCCGGTCGCAGAAGTCGCGGTAATTGTGGCTGGTTCTGCCGCATTTTGTATGATTGCAGCCAAAGTGGATGCGGAACCATTAAAGGTAGATGTCCCGTTAAAAGTAGACGTGCCGCCTACAACCAAATTGCCCGTAAGAGTAAGGGCCGTAACAGAACTTAGAATACCATCATCCGCCTTTTTGATGTTTGTTCCGTCTGAATAAAGTAAGATGCTAAATCCCTGTGGCGGCGCGACCGTAGTTCCCGCTGACGCATTGCTTCCGTTATTAGAACCAACAGTTACCGTGTAAGCCCCTGATGTGCTGTTGGTAACAATCCACATACCCGCCACGCTTTGTGGCAAAAGCACGGTCTGGTTAGCCGCCAACGCACCCGTCAAGTTAAACCGCATGGCCTGAGACGTTGAACCCGCTGCCGTGGAACTTGGCGCAGTAATGTTAGTATAAGTAGGCGTACCGCTGGTGCTAACAGACACGCCAGTCGTATTACCAAACATCTGATCAAGGATGGTGGCATTATAGTTAAGCGGCTGATCCCACGTAGGGGACGTGCTATTATACGCTGGTTCGTTTAGGGCAAGATTGGTCGTAATTGACATAATTAGCCTCTTTTCCACTCACGAATAGCAAGTCCAATACGAACAACTAGAAGCCCAAGCCACAGAACGGAAATAGCCAAGCCAACCCATTCGCCAAGGATTTGCGCCCACCAAGGTAGGGTCATTGCGCCCACAGCCACTGCCCCATCAATCACAAGGTTATTATTGTCTACATTTGTCATGATTGCACCACAGGCCAAGTAAACGAGGAAACTACCGTAATCAGTTCTTCAACAGTCGTAGCATTAGTTATTGCCGCCCGGTTGGTAAGCGCATCAGCCCTGACCGCAGCACGGTAAGTTGTCGTGGCATCAGGAACCGCCACATTGGTTTCTGCTTTACGAACAATCATCCAATCCGTGGGCAACAATAGGCTATACGCTATTTGATCAACTTGCGCGGTAAAGGTATCTTTTAACTGAGGCAATTCTTTTGGCGACGTTGTATATGTGCCATCCATGTTTTCCTGAACCCAGTAAAAACGGTCGTCTGGGCGTGGCCCCCACGTAATTTCCACAATACCCAATGCTTCACGCATTTCAGGCGTGGATTCCCGCAGCCAATTTGGAGGATAGTTTGTATCCTCTATGGTGAATGGTTGGTCTAAGTTAAGGCGTTGGCCGTTGTATAAAAACATGATTACTCCGCCAAATATTTAATAGCATTCATAAGAATGCTTGGGTCATCTCTTAACATACCTATACCACGGTTGCATGGGTCACATAATAGCCCACGGACGCGGCCAGTTGTATGGCAATGGTCTATGACAAATCTTTTTTTCCATTTGTCAAAATTAGGCTTTGTTTTACAAATAGCGCAAACGCCGCCTTGATTTTCAAGCATTTCATTATATTTTTCAGGTGTTATGCCGTATTTTACGCGCATAAACCCTTCATTGTAATATTCCCGCGTTTTACTACGACCGTGCTTCCAATTGTGGTTTTCTGGCCCTTTAAGGCGGGATTTGCAGCCGCATGATTTTGTTTTGCCACTGGACATTTGGGAGAAAGCAACTTTGGCTTCATTCCCACAATCGCACTTTACAAGATATTTGAATGAACTATTTTTTGACCGTTCATCCAATTTTTGGACAAGCGTAAGCATTCCGTATTTTTTGCCTGTCTGATCTTGGTGGAAACGTCCTTGTGGCATGGCAATTCTCAACGGGCGCGGCTGTAATTCAGAGGATTTTCGGCGAATGCTGCGTAAATTAAAGTGTTTCCGCTACCGTTGGATTCAGCACTGGAATAACGAAGTTTGAAACCATTTGATAGAATATCAACTTGCCATTGCAGATAAGATGTTTCCGCATCCGAAGCGTTAGGGGCAAGAATATAACTTTCTACGTTGGTGGCAGGAAACGATGGGCGTGATGTATCAAGGATACCCCAACCATTTGCGGTATTTGCATTTTTAATCAATATCCAACGCGGCCTAAATCCGGTGTACACAAACGGACCATCCGTACTACCATTACCCGTGTACGATCCAAATGCACTGTAGCCAGCTACTGCGGCCCAGCAATAGGCGACATTATTACCTGATTGGTTTGAATTTGAAGACGCATTACCAACGGTAAATACGCTTGATGTTGGATTGGTATTATTCCATTCCTGCGCAGACACGGTTGTTGCGTTAGTCCCATTAAGAGTTAGCCAATTGGTCGCCCCAAGTGCAGAATGATAAACTGCCCAAGAACCTACACCAGCTCTATATCTAGCAATTACCATTGAAGGGGCCACACCTAAACCATGCCCTACAGTAGCCCCCGCAGTAGCATTACCCGTATAAGTCACCACAGAAAACCCTGCGGTCGTGTTAGCCGAAACAGTGGACGTGATGCTGCCATTGGTGTTGGATGAGCCGCTAGAATTACCAGCCAACCACTGCCAGCCAACATAGGTAGCTGCGCTGGTGTTAATTTTAGCTAATGCACCAATGGTGAAGCCAGTTGAACCAAATGCCGTTAAACCAGTTGCCTGAGTGGTTTCAGCAGCAGTTGTGTTACTCGCCAAATCTTTTGTTGTGCCGCGCACAACGTCGTACAAAGCATGGTCTGTCGCGCCAGAACGGCCTTTCATCCACACAAAGTCAGGCTGGAACGTCGTACCGATGGTATTGTTAGCACTATTTGCAATGGTTAATGATGCACCCGTTCCCGTATAGGTCGTAGCCGCCATATACTGCGCCCCGTTTGCAATCGTAGGCGTGGCTAAGTTGTAGGTGTTCAGTGCATTGAAGCCCGTTGGCGCGGTGTAGGTGAATGGGCGTTGGCCGAAGTTAACGTCGCCAGTTGTAGATGCAGCAATTGAGGAATCTTGTAAAGGAACCCAAGCCGCATTTGTAGTTAATCCCGAAAAAGCAACGCCTTGGCTCACACCATTTTTATAAAAAGTTAAAGAACCAGCACTTGCATCAAACGCAACACCAATAATGTCACCCGCAGTAAATGTTGCACCGTATGAAGCGTTTGTACCAGCGCCAACTTTGTTTCCAGTATTACCAAAATACCCGCGCCCTGCGGATGTTGTATAATATTGAACTGGAGGCTGAACACCTAAAGACGTGTTGCAAATACCGACAATATTCCAGTTTCCATTGGATGAACCTATTGTAACTTCCCAATACCACTTGCCTGAGGACATTGGAAAGGTTCCCAACGCGCCATTAGTAGCATTGGTAAGATTATAAGATAAATTTGCGTTTGATAGCGTAATACCACTTTGGTTGGCGGCACTATTTAACGTGCAATAATTCGCCACCGACGCAGACGTAACCGTAGGGCTATCCGTCATGCTGTCGTAGGTTGTTCCAGCAGTCAAGGAGATGTTGTTCACAGTCCATGTATTGCTGTTGCCTGAGCTGTCATTGCCAAGCGTAGCTGTGCTGGTCGTATTGCCGAAGGTCAGATAAAACCCGTTAGTGCCATAGGTGCCGCTGTACTTAGCAGGTTGCCATACGCCGTTGGTGTCGTATGCACCGAAGCTGGAAGGCGTAAGGGCTTGGCCGTCAATGAAGTTAGTTTCTGCTTGATAACCATCAAAGTATTGAGCGGCGCTTGGTGCGCGGCTGGTGTATGCAGCGGTGGCGTTTTGGTTAATTTCATATTGAGTATTTTGCGCGGGGTAAGATGCAGTTGAAAAAGCAGTTACTTGTGCGCCGTTAATATATAATTTAACGCGGTTAGCCGCCGTTGCTTGCGTCCCATCAACCGCTACAACAATATGATACCAAGCGGACGGATCACGAAATACTTGAGTTGTATCAATCTGAAACGTATATGCAGAACCGTTCCAACGAAAAATTTCAAGTGCATCCGTTCCTAGAATTTGAATGCCTTCATAAGTAGATGCGCCTGCCGAAAATAGCATTTGCGTAGAACTAAGCGTACCGCGCTTTACCCATCCACTCCAAGTCCAAATATATCCGTTCGTTGGTGTGCCTTGTGTCCTATTCAAATACGCACTTGCAGACGAACGAAAACGCAACGATTTGCTGACGCTGTAACCACCAGACACACCAAAGCCGTAAGCCTTTGCCGATACTGCTCCACGGGTGATAATCGTTGGCATCCGTCTTATCCTTATGCAAACTTGGTTACTGTGCCAAAGACGGTATATGCAGCCGAACCCGTCTTAACAATGCTGAAAGTATATATGTCAACTGAACTGGCGTCACCTGATGTTGGGGCCGTACCACCCTGCCACTTTGGTGTGACCGATGTTCCATCAATTGTCATGGCTGACTGATAATAAGCCGTCGCGCCGTTTGTTACCAAGAACGCAATCGTGATGGACTGACCCGTAGACATAAGCGTATTTAATGACGTTCCTGAACTGCCGCGTATATTCAATGTCCAGTTGGCCGACGCAGATGATGTATAATACAAAACAGACTGCGTGGTTACGTCAAAGTTAATTGTCCCGGTAGCAGCCGTAGCCGA